CTCGCTGCATATATTATGTTTCCGTCTTGTACTAAAATTTTCTGGGCCATGTTATACCTACCGTTTTATATATTTATCAGATATAAAGAAAAGAGATATCAATAGAAAATCCTCCGGCGCGATTGCACGCTGAACGGAATATGAGTTTCTATATTGTCAATACCCATGTTCGTGTGCCACAGTCCCATATTCTTAAAAATCTACGCTCATCCATAATTTCAAATTCAGTTTTTGTACGATCAAACCCTTCGGCGACTAATCGATGTTTTGCAAATTTATATCTATGATTCATTTTCTTTAAAGATGGATCATAATATCCGTATCCGGCATTATTATCTTTTTCTAACTCAAATCCTAACACCTTATACAGGTTACCAACACTATATTTATTATCTGAATAAGATACAATCTGTTTAGGCGCATGATTCTTGACAAAGTGGCTGAGTAATTTCGATGCGCCACCAACAACTTGTTTAGATGTAACATATCTAACAAGTTCGTATGTATCTTTACCACGATCCTTACCAACGCCAACGCGGTTATTTGAAAATGTCATGACCGCAACTATCTCATCGTTGTATTTTAATCCGTAACAATATTGTGATGTACAATACCCCTGTATATGATTATTGTCTAATATTAATCGAGTCCGGGCCGGTGTCAGTGTAATAACTGATGTGTTTCGTGCATACACTTTTTCAGAAAGGCCTAATTTTGCTTTTATTTTATTTTTCCATATCTCTTTCTTATTTTCCCATGAATCGCTGAATATAGTAAATAATTCTATGCCTTTCTCCTCGCAAGAAATAAATTTATCTCGATGATAGGATTTAGTAATATGTGGTATCTTATCGTGATGCCAATATATTCCATTGTACTCTATTGCTAAATTATGATCTGGTAAAAATATGTCAAGTTCCTTACCTATAATTGTCCTTTTATTGGTGTGTATATTCACTATACCCAGAGAATTTAAAAAATATGCAATTTCTATCTCAAAAGTAGATTTGTATGGTTCTCTGAACCCGTGTTTACTGAGATAGTAATAAACAGTCTGAGCGTGTAAGTGGTGGGTGTCGGCAATTTCGGTGACTGATAATCTTGGAAATAATTTGCTCAGCTTATCTTTATCACGCAATAATTCTAAATTTGGATTTTGTTTTTCTTCAGTAAGTGACCATGTATTTTTTACACCGTATTTTTCTATACATGTATTCTCACATTTTTCTCTATTATTAAAATTCTCATTGCCGTGATTTTTTAATTTTGTTTCTTTTATTTGCCTGGTTATATCAGCAACTTTTGTTTCATCTGCGTAGAATGTATTATGTCTATTCTTTGCAATTTCTGTCTGACCGTTATTGGTAACGCCATATTTCAATATAGTAGTAGCTACTCGTTTCTCATTAATATATTCCTTTTCCTTATCAGTGTATTGCTGCTTAGAATTTGACACATTTTTGCTAACTGATTCTTTAGCGCATCGGCATACCGCCGTTTTACCACAAAATGTGTATCCTACGAATGTTTTTAACTGTTTTATATTACTGTTTTTACAAATATTAGATTCTCGATACACTGCATAATATAATTGTTCGAGAAATGTATTTATTGTGGCAGGTACATTTAACTTTATATATTCTAATACGTCTTTATTTCTTTTAAGAATTTGTGTAAAATGTTTCGGTTTTTCTTTGTATGTATCTAAAATAAATTGTTGTATGATGTGCATTGTGGTCCTGTAAACATTTGAACGTGATAGTATATTTAGCACATACTCATATTTTAGTCAAATGAAAACCCGCCTAGGCGGGTTTTCAGTTCTAAATATTCTTACGAATTAATAAAACTTGAGCGTAGCCGAATCTATCCCCACCTTGGAAAGGTAGTCGGCAGCGTTGCCGAAGCTGTTAGCTGTGTTTGTAAGCTCTAAATATCCATAACGAGTCATAAAGCTGACCACTGGCTCGAAAGTCTGTGGATCCATAACTGGACCAACGCTCATCAACGGAATGTACGGGCAGTAGTAAGCTGCTGCGTCAGTTTCTGTAGGGCCTTTGTAGCCGATAAGAACTGCCTCGCCGTCGCTTGCATACTGGTTAACATAAACGCGCATTGTGCTGTTCAATGTACCGACAAACTTTGTGTTTGTAGGAGCTTCGAATGTACCTTCTGTGGTACGCGCAAACGATGATGTTGTAGCTGTCTGAAGAATTGTCAACGCTGTTGGCGAAACAACTGCCCAGTTAGCTGCACCACGACGTGTACGAGCTGCGATCAAGTTAGCCTGTTGGTTGATCATAACTGCAAGAGCAGCCATTTCGTCACCAACGTATGTAGCTGTACCAGATACAGCGGCTTGGTTGAATGTTGTTGGTGCGACTGGAACCAAGCTGCTCAATTTGAACAACAATTCCTGATCGATTTCAACTGTGATTTCCTGTGCAAGTGCTTGCATGATTTCAGCTTCGATGTCGATACCATGGATAGCATTAGCATCTTGAGCTGCTTCAAAGGTCCAGCGAGCAGACAATTTACGTGTCTTAGCTTCTACTGTCTCTTTCAAGATCTGTATGCTTAGTTTGTTACCTGGAACACCTTCTAAACGTGCTGTTGAAGCTGCACCTGGATCAGCAACAACTTCGTTACCCGAATATGCTTTAGCAATTTCGAATGGACCAAGTGCTTCTGTACCAGCTGTAACGCCAGCTGCCGAGTTCGCATAACGAACACGCAATGTGTGAATCTGACCAACTGGACCGGTCATCGGCTGTACGCCCATGATTTCGTTCGCAATAACGGTCGGCATAACACGACGGATTAAAGGTAGCATAACTTTGTTAAGTACAGCGATGTTACCAGCTTGTGTGGCTCCTGCAGTTGCCGATTCAGCCAAGTATCTACGAGTGTTTTCAAACACTACGTTCATAGATTGGCGACGGGTTCCTGTAAGGCCTTCTAAAAGGGCTTCTTTTGTAGCGCCCCAATTTGATTCAAATAGCTTTGTTGCCATTATAATTTCTCCTAGATTACTTTCTAATTCCGGCTAAGGACAAAATGTGTTGTAATTCTGAAACATCTTCCGAAGTTTCACTTTGAGCGACCACCGCTCTGTTACCATTCTTCGATGTCAATGTTGCTTCGTTCAACTGTGGTCTTGCCACAGGTCTACGTTCGACAGCTTCATTAAGAACGCTTGGCAAATACTTGTTGTACGCACCTTGCAAATTCCTTGTTTGAACCGATTCTAGTAACTCTTTCATTACACCCTTCTTATCTTTCGATAATGGGGATAGTAATTCGTTCATAACTTTTTGTCTTTCGACTAAGTCTTGAGTAGCTTTTAGTTTTGTATCAAGCCCTTCCATAAGTCCTTTACTCTTCTTAACAGATTCTGTTAATGAAGCAAGTTGTTTATTTTTGCCTTCAACTACCGCTTGCAACTTCTTAAGTTCTGTACCTTCATTTAGATACGAAGTCATGAATTCAGCTGCTACGCTTTCAAAAATCTTACGACCGAAATCATTCTCGCGGGCGACACGAATGTCTTCCTTGAATTGACTAATTTCTGTACGTAGAGTCTTTTCAATATTTGACTCGATAATCTGAGCGGCACGCTTAATAAATTGCGCCTTTGTTTCCTGTAACTTCTGCTTACCTTCGGTAACCATCTTAACTTTCTGTTCCACAAGGGATTTCTTGTCAATACGGAACTCGCGAATTTCTTCGGCAAGTTGCTTCAATAGGAAGTTTTCTAATTTGCTGAAGTTTTCCTTCATAGCCTTTTTCTCGGCAGCAAACTCTTTCATTTCCTTTGCTACAGCTTCTGTAATAAATGTGTTTAGCATTCCTGTATGCTCGACCACTTTGCTTTTGTAAGCAATGCGTTCGGCGACAAGTTGTCTCTTGTCTTCGGCGAATTCTTCGAGTTCGGCGCTAACTTTTTCAGTTAAAAAACGATCCATCGATTGAACAAGTTGTCCCTTGTCGTGTTCAAACTTACGTGCAAATTCCTCACGGAGTGTTGCAGCAACTTCTTCACGCGCTTCGGTAATCTTTGCTTCCCACAGACCAAGAATTTGGCCTCTGACATCTTCGGATAGTCCTACGCTTTCACTCAAGATCTCATCAATTTTCTTTGCCATCTTGAGTTCCCCTTAAATTTTTAACTCATTAATAAGCCTATGAATGTCTTTAACAAGCTGTTTCTGTGCAGCGGCTTCTGTTAATGCTTCCCTTGCGGTTCCTAAAACAGTTGCACCACCCTTCATGTTAAAAAGACTTTCATAGATTGTTCTCGGAAATGCATTTGGAGCACTAGGTTGTGCAACAATGTCAACAGTTATGATTTCGAAGTCCGAAACCGCACCATCGTCACCGACATTTCCAGAACCACGGGATGAAACTCCCAACTTTGCACCCGACTGTAGCAATGTCTTAACTATGCTGCCCATCGGTGTTGGTACAATTTTCAACTTACCGTATCCGTCTGCACCATCCATCCACATTTCTGTGATGAGGTGACTAACACGGTCAAGGTTAATGGATAGCTCTTCCGGATGGTCGAGCTCCCCCATAACTGATTGACCACTGCCTAATTTCTCAGTAATAGAACTTACTGCTCTGGCAATCTCGCGAACAGGATAAACGCGCTGATTTTGGTTCCTTACGTCACCCTGGATAAAGATGCCTTTCATGCACATGTCTTTACCGCCATTTGCGTTTGTCTCTTCTAATATTTGAACGTGTGCCTTATCAAATGATAAGAACTCGTACAGTTTATTTGCCATTTTCACAGTAGTTCCTTACTTTGGCTTTGTAGTTAGAGGGGATTTTGTAAATCCTGTTCCAGCTGCCTTACCACCAGTAAACTTAGCGGTTGTATCAGCTCTGACACCAGAATTCTTAGGAGCAACTTTCACATTGTTACTAGGAGTGTCGTTTTTAGCTGAAACGCCGTTGTACTTGCCGTACTCGCCGCCTGTACCCTTGCCACCAAGAATGTTTGTTGTCTTGCCGCCGTAGTCTTTACGTGGAGAAATATTTGTGTATGGTGACTTGGTTTGTTCGGCACCTAGTGGTGTGTTTTTACCAGTTCCAACAAGTTTAGCTGTACCACGTTGTCCAGTATCGCCAGTTTTGTTAAGAAATTGCGTTTCTTCGTCAACTTTCTTGTCTTTCTTTACGTCTTTCTTTTGTGGAGCAACTTTAAGCTTATCGCCTTTCTTCTTTTCAAACATTGTGGCAACAACTTCGCCTACAACCTTTTCTTCGCCGTCCATACCCATTCCGTCGTCCATTCCACCCATGTCCATATCGTCGTCCATTGCTGGCTCAACTTCGTCGTCCATCGGATCGCCCATGTGCTCTGGCTCTTGCATTTCTTCGCCCATTAGTGCGTCGAATTCTGCACGAAGTTCAGCAAGTTGTGACTCTAGGTCGTCAACACGCTCTTCTGTGCTTTCGTCGCCGTCGGATTCGCCGTCGTCTTCGGAATCGCCAAATGGATTGTCAGTGCCGTCGGATTCGCCGTCGTCTCCGGCCTCGCCGTCATTTTGTTCGTCTGAATCGACTTCTGATTCATCTGATGAAATTTCATCAGTAAAGTCTTTACTTGGTTCGCCACCTACTTCATCTGCTTCATCTGCTTCATCCAATTTTTCATCATCATCTTCTTCGACGATGCTTTCATAAATTAAACGAGCTTTTTCTACAATGATTTGGTGGAGAATTTCAGCTGCCTTGTCTGAGTTTTCGCTTAATAGCAAATCCAGAACTTTTTCAAGCTTTTGTTGTTGTGACATGCCCGATCTCTCCTTGATTAGTTAAATTAAAATTCCACTTTCGCGGTATTCTATGTATTTAACAGGAGGCGGGATAATGTAGGGTGAAATAGCCGGAAAACCGGCTATTTTAAATTTTGTGTAGCCAAGTATTATTTAGCCATCGATAATGCAGAATAATAAGCTGCTTTATAGGCCGCCGGCTGGCGCGGCAGTTTGTCCATACATATCAGGTAGAAAATCTAGATGTTGTGCTTTTTCATACTTTTCAGCATCACGAGATTTTCTAAGTTTCTGTAAGTGAATCATGGTAAGGCGTGGACGACGTGTATCATCCATTTTTGCCTTGCTTAATTCATCATCGGCGGGGTCATAGTATTCGACCAAAAGTTCGGTAGCTCGCATTAGATTTTAGTTAAATAGTTCATAACTCTATTTATCTCTGATAATTTGAAAATGGTGATTGCCTGTATTCGGCACAACAGAATTAGTATACCCCGGGACAGATATCTTTTTAATCATACGAGCGTACAATTTTGATCTGCTTCCCTCTGATGGCTCCGATGTGAAATATATTTCAGCGGGTGCATACATCGATATAAAAAGTTTTATAGATTCTACAATAAAACTAAAAACTTGTAATTCATTCCCGGAGCCCGAGGTCCCAAACGTGTCCCCTTTCGAGGATGATTGCTCTAAGAACGCAATTTCCCATTGTTCGGGTCCATAGCTATCTGCAGAAAATCTTATGGTCCTGTTACCAATTTCTGCAGAAGTTATGAACACATTTTCAGTCTGTTTTATAACTTTCCCACTTACATTACTATTCAATAGCTCGTCGAGTCTCATATTATTGACCGAAGCTATCGACTTCGTTATCCGATACTCCCGGATCTTCCATTCCGGTCATATCTTCCTCGCCGCCTTCTGGGGACATATCGTCAATACCAGAACTTGTGATACCAACGTCAGACAATCCAGCTGGTGCGGATCCGCCGCCCATTGGCTCTGCTGCAAACGTCTTGGTTAATCTGCTACGCTCTTCTTTCCACATACGCTCGTTTTCGGCCAATTGAGCTTCTGTCCATCCCAAATATTCCTTAAGAATAAAACGCTTAGACACATATGGAATATCCATAAGTGCAGTAAATGTGTTAATCCTTGCTGAATCTAATTCAAGTTTCCTGTAATCAGAGAATGACTGTGGCGGAGTAAATTCTAGTTCAAACAAACTATTATCAATACTAATGCCACGATGCTTAAGGAACAATTTAAATTCTAAGTCAATCGGCATAATTACCTGTTGCTGATATCTTGCAACAACTTTAGAGAATCTATGTTCTTGGATGAATGCTGCGCCTACTCGGCCATCACTTACCGCAGCGGTCCCATCTTCTGGGCCTGTTGGTAAGTACGAACTTGGGACCCCTAACGCTCTAAGCATCTTATTATTAAAATATCGTAAATCGTCGATGTCACCTAAGTTTTCACCGCCTGGTAATACTTCTACTTTAGATCCACGACCCTCACTCGTTACGGCAAAGAAATAATCCTCAAGGATGGAATTCTTCACAAAAATGCCCGATTCGATAGCAAATGTATGAAAGTTATGAAATTTTTCCTTACCGTCGATTGTAATAGTGCCTACGTCTTCGGTTTCGGATAATAACTCAATGGATGTAATTCTATGATTATACTGCTGTATATTTTTCTTAAAATCTTTCCAGTTTTTATATCCGAATTTATCGTACATGCGTTCTAATTTACTATTTGTAAACTTATTATTCTTTACATTATGTGTAGAATTTACTAATATAGGATTAGACTCTTTCAATAATTGCATAAATTTAATATCAGAATTAACTAAATTAATTGTATCGATACGATCGGAGTTATGTTTTTTAACAATTTCGACAAGTCGCGTAAGCATCGGTTGTGTAAAATTCAAGGTTTGATTGTTAGCCTTATTTTTTAACATGTTAAATGCTGCGTGGGCCTTTAATTCAAGTGCCTTATCAGATCCAGCCTTATAAAAATTAGACAGACTCTTTCCGTGAGATTGCCTCCAGGATACATATTTTTCCGGATTATTATCCTTCATATCGGCAATCCATGAAATATCTCTAGTTTCATACATTTTTTTCCAGTCTGGATTTTCTAATCTATATTTAGATAAACCAGCACGAATTTTAGATTTAATTCTATTTAATTCAACCGGTGATATATTTTCCCAGTATTCTTTCTTAACAAATGAATGGTATAATGTATGATCGTGTCTATTCATCCATTGTAAGTTTATCGGAGAATTATTATATCTGTCATAATCTTTATGATGTACAGTATCTTTAATGTCGGCAGCACATTCTTCGTTAAATGTGAACTCCTGATGTTTATTTAATTCTTTAAAATAGTTTGCTACCATCCTATGTGTGAAGTGCCACTGATTAGTTTTATGATCGAAAATTTGTTCATAAGATCTATCTTTATCTTTAGATAAAGATACCTTCCTTGTTTCGAAAGAAACAAGGGGGTCATGCACTGTAAGGTCTTTTGCTTCTACAAACCCTTTGCCCAATACTGGTATTTTATGGTCAGGAGTGCATCTTAAAATTTCACCATTATCTAAAGTAATCTTAATAATATCGGCATTCTTTCTAGTTACGCCTGCCCACGAAATAATACCTGGTACAATTTTACCTGTTACAGGATCGGCGCTATAAGCCCAGTTTTCTTTTCCATTTTTATATTCTGCGATTAGATCAGATAATGGCAATGTTCTGCCATCCAATAGCGGAATTCGTGTATCTAAAGTAATACACATTGGGTTGTAAGTAGAATCAACTACGTTGGAATTAAATGTGTATACACCTTGGTCTATTGCAAATGTATGATAATTATGATATTTTTCATCACCATCTATTGTAAGTGTTCCTACCTCCATTTTGTCATCTAAGTATTCTGCAGAAATTACTTTATGATATGCGCTGCCTTTTCCTTGTCTGTTGATTCCGTACTCACGAGTGTTGAAACTAAAAAGGCTATCTTCCCCTACAACAATATCTTTTGCCTCTATCTTGCCCTTTCCTATAACTGGAAATTTATGCTCTGGGGTGCAAATAACTGTTTCACCATTATCTAGTGTCAATTTCATAACCTTGGCTTGTTTCTGGGTTACACCAGCCCATGTAATTAATCCCGGTACCATTTCACCTGTCGTTGGATTACAGCTATATGCCCAGTTTTGTTTTCCGGCAGCATACTCATCTGATAGTTCAGTAATAGTTAATACTCTGCCATCTAATAATGGCACTTTAGTGTCCATTGAAAAACAGCCGCCCCCAGTTCTACTCGGAATACGTTTCTGTTGAACTTCATAGCGGACTCGCTCCAAATACTGTTGTGCCTTATTTGGAGGCATAGTACCAACGTCAATAAAGAATACTCGACGCTCAGGCGCGCGGTGTACTCGGTAGATTAAAATAGCATCTTCTAAAAGCTCTTTCTGCTTATAAATCTTGTAAATTGTCTCTAGTATGCTAATACCAAAGGGCCAAGCAGCGTTCATGCCATCTGTAAGGGAAATTTGCACGATATGTTCAGCATCTACAGGTGTAGCTGATCCGTCTTGATAGTTGGCAGATCCGGCGCCTCCGAAACCACCGGATATATAGTTAACATTACCTGCCATTGGTGGCGAGAATACAATACTGTTGGATCCAAATGCTGCATTGGACGACTTGTTAAGTTGGTTTGTTGCAACCAAGCTTTTCATGTTAAGGTCAATTTCCTTAACAAAATAGGATTCGATCTTCTTACCATCGGATTCGTTAACAATTACCTTCTCAACTTTAGCTGGATCGATCCAGTAAAGCTTAAATGTTTCGGGGTCTCGCAGGAAGAATTGATCGCCGTACACTAATGTAGAACGGAATATTCTCCACAATCTGCGATTTAACTCATTCAATCGCAGCCATTGACTTAATGTCTTTTCTAAAATCAGAGTTTCAGACGGGGTCGGGTCGTCATTGTATT